TATTTTTTCCCATTAGTCACTTGATTGTCTTTGTGTATTATAATCTGTCCATTGTCTCCTACTCTTGGAGCAAGTGACCAACTTGGATAATCATATTTTTTGAATAGTCTAGTTTTTTTATACATAATATTACTTCCTTTCATTTTAGTTTTTATCAACTTTTATATAACTTCCATCTAAACTGACTACATATCTTTGTTTATTATTATTCAACCATTTACAAAATTTAAATCCCAACTCATATATTTCACGAGCATATTTGCAAGGGTGATTTTTTAACATTATTGGAACCAGTTCTTTATTTGGTAATAAATTACCATTCTTGTCAGCGTTAGTATTCCAATTGTTGTCCATTAGGTTAATACTAAAGCTTTCATAACTTGGTTTTTGTTTTTCTTTATTAGTCATATTTACTTCCTTTCTTTTTAATTTGTTTATAAAATACTCGTTTCAACTAAAGCACACATACTTAATAAAAAAATATAAAAACCAAGTATTTGTAATATTTCTTTTTTTGTCATTTTTACTTCCTTTCTTTTATTTGTTTTTATAACTTAATAGATATATATGCACAAGTGCATGGACATGTCAACTATAAAATTAAAATTATTAAACAGATAATGAGAGATATGAAAAAGAATAATTTTTTTATAAATTTAAGATAAATCCATAATAAAATAAGAATAATTCATTATATTAGTTGCTAAATCTAACAATATTTATTGTATTTATTGAATAATAAATGTTTTTATTGCAACAATTGTTGCATTTATCATAGTTTTATGGGTACACCCTTAAAAAATTTCTACTAGTGCCAATGGGGAAAATTTTGAAAAGTCCTATACGTAGACCCTCTCACATTTTTATTCCAAATTATTTTACTGGTGGTATTGGTTCGTGTAAAATATCTCTAAACTTATCGGCTAAGCTATAATCCACCACATGGTTCAAAAATTCTTCTGTGTGGTCAAGTATGAAGCGTCTACCTGCAAGTTTATCAGCATGTAGGTCTTTAGGTTTCTTTGCATTTACTAAATCAATACCCATCTTTTCTAGTTCTAAGATAATATCTTTAGGAAATGTCTCTGTCTTTGGCTTATAGTTTTTAACTAGAGATTTAAGATATATTACTTTGTTGTTCATAATTGTTCAGTAACAAAAGGAGAAACGAAAGGTATCATCAATAGCTTATTACATAAGTAATGATGATGATGTCTTTCTCACCTTTTAACTATAGTTGTCTTATAGTTTAACTATAGTTTAACTATAGTTGTCTTATAGTGAATACTACAGTAGTGGAACTTTATTAAAAAAGTAGAAGTAAGCACACTTTAAGATAATTCTGTGGTAACAACCTATTAAAACCTGTATATCCCCATAAATTGTCAGGTTGGGAAACCACAGGTTAGAAAACTAATGTTCTAGTCTTCTATATAGGGGTACTTTAATCAAAAACCTTGATTTTAGACACCTTTTCCTTTTCTATGATAAGTAACTAATTTTGCTTTTCTTTTTTGCTGTCTTTCTCTTACAATTTGCTTTTGACCACTAGTTAAATGATAAGCAATAGAACTTTTACTACATTTTAGTCTCTTTTCTATCTGCCTATAGGATAATCCTTTTCTAGCGAGTTCTTTTATCTGACCGCCAAGATTTCTTTTCTTTGATAAGAAGTTCTGTGCCATATAAAAGATATATCATAAATATATATGGGTACTTAATTAGTTTTCTTTGACTGTTCTGTCTTCTATAATTACCCAATAGCTTTTATTGTTATATTTAAAGCTAAAATCTGCTCCACCAAAACCTGCACCACTTCCCTCTATATTTTTTCCATATTTAGTGCTTTCAATGAATTTCCTTATTTCATCTCTAATTTCCACCATTTCCATTGTAGTGTCTATTGCCATTTGTTTTCTCCTTTTTTAAGAAAGTATAACAAATTTTAGCGGACTAGCCAGTCTCCCAACTAGTCCTACCCCTAACCAGAGCATATGTTGGATACAGGATAGTTTTATAGCTTAATCCAAGAGTTCTCAGTTTGAGTACCCCAATATTTATCTAATTCAGCAGTCATTTTTTCATCTTTACGCTGTTGGTAAGCTAAATCTTGGTCTTTTACTAAATGTTCTAGCCAATAGGCACATGCCATTTGTAAAGCATCAATTCTATCGTCTTGACTTAGAGTATTTGCTCCTTTTTGAAGACGAGATATTTGATAAAATAACTGGTATCTTAATGCCTGTTCAGGACTATATAATTGATTAGTTATATCATAATCCTTTTTAATTACTTCGGCATCAACAATAATTCTGTGTTGTGATATTAGAGGTTCTAATGTGTCTAATATTCTTCTGTGTTTATTTGTAGTTTGTCTAATTAATTCTGTAGTACATTGATAATCTTTAATCAAATAAGGTTTCAATAAAACTTCAAACATTCCTTGACCAAAGTTATCTTCTATTAAAATTTTATTTACTTTATATTTTTTAGCTATTTGAGTTAGTTTATGTAAAACATGTTCTGTGTAACCTGCACTAAATCCACCTGCATCTAAAACATAAATATTTCCATGTAATAAACCTGTTACTACATAACTTGTTTCATCTTTACCTTTTCCTGCAGGGTCAATAGCCATAACCTTAGAAGTATAAGGAAGCCATTCTCCTTTTAACTGCATGGGTCTATAATAATTATCTCCCTGTAAACCAACGTTAGGTAAATCATCATGTCTTAATTCAGGACTAGATGCCCATATAACTTTCTCTGGTGCATTTTCAGGATTACATGTCATTACACATAAGTCAGATAACTTTAATGGATATTTGTTTAAATCATTTAAAGTAGTATCTAACATGTACTGCATGTTAAATCCTAAACGACCATAAGATGCTTCCCTTTCTAATAAGTCTCTATCATCAAATCTTGTAGGGTCTGTAGGTTTGCCTATTTCGTCATACGACCAAGTATTATTAATGATAGGTGCTAGATTAGAACCATAACTTTTAAGTTGCTGTTCACTTGGGTATCTAGCTGTCCAGTATTGAACCTTGTAACCTCTCTCTTGTAATTTATTGTAGATACTTTGTTCAACCTGTGGAGTTCCTAAAAATATAATTCTTGATGTTTTTGGTTTAATGACTGCTTCAAATTCTTTTATAGCTTCTGATAACTTGTCTCTCATCAACTGTGTTTGAGTATTACCTGATGTCTCAATATCATCTGCTATTAAAATATCACATCTCGCTCCTGTGATTTGGGAGTTTATGCCCAAAGATTTAACACTTGGTTGATGTGAAGCTAATGCAGGTGCAACGTCAAAAGAAATCTTAGATTGTCTTTGTGTGTCTTTTGGATAGAGATGTTTTAAAATTGGCATCTCATAAAGTAGTCTTAAACAAAACGTACTAAAATCATCTGCTCTAGATTTAGAAGCTGAAACTACTAATATGTTTATTTGTGGGTCTAATAATAATTTCCACAAGACATAAGCTGAAGTTATCCATGATTTTCCACAACCCCTGTAAGCACTAATAATTGTCCTAGAACTTCCAGTAGCTAAATAATTAGCTAAATCATATTGAATAGGTGTTGGTTCTGGTAATTTTAAGTGCTTCCAAGTGATATATAAAAAATTCCTAAAGTCAGTTAGTTTTGACAGGATTTTTTCGTTTTTCATCAAAAGGCATTTCGTCTATTAATTTTTGTAATGGAGAGTTGTCTGCAGGAACAGCATCAATTCCATTATCTCTTAAAAACTGTCTAGCAACATTTAAGTCTGATGCTTTAACATCTTTATCTTTAATTCTCTCTAACAACCTTTCAGCTAATCTTGTGTGAAGTTCTTTTAAGTTATTGTCTTGCATTTTATTTATTCTTTAGTTCTTACGCTATCTATAAAATTATAAACACGACCAAATTGTTTATCTATATTCATTAATTCATTTTGCATCATGCTTACTATTGTTTGTATTTCAATTAGTGTAACTAACACCCATGTTGATAATCCCATTAATATAGTTCCTAACAGTCCAATTAAAACTGTGTTAGTTTTTCTTGTCATTATTTTATATTACTAAAAGTATTACTGCGAAAATAATAAGTATTATCCATCTAGACTTAGGTGTTAAACCATAAATCCAAAAGGTTTTAACTTTACTCCACATATCAGGTAGTGTCATTTATGTACTCCTTTATTTTTTATTTATCGTTTGGAAACTTAATCCAAATATCATTCCAAAAATCTTTATAAAATTTCTGTACTTGCGAAGTGTATTTTTCAACACTAGCTTTCCAGTCTTTATAAGTTGGAAGTTCTAATTTAAAATTAAACATATTTATCTCCTTTATTATTTTATTGACAACTTTCACATTCATTTGTGTCGTCAATTACTAAACCCTCATTTTCATAACTTTTGTCTTCTGCTTGACTTTTACAATTACACTTTTCACAGGTGCAAACTCCATATATATCTGCATGAAGACTTTTTTCTTCTGCACAATGACATGGGTGAAAACATTTTTTACATTCACTCATTATTTTTTCCTTTTATGTTTCTGATATTTTTATTTCTTTACATTGAAATCTGATTGCTAGTTTTTGTTCAATAATTTTATCTTTATCTAAACTTGCTAAATGATTGTACGATTGTTTATATCCTTGAAGAATACAATCATAATAATTATCAAATTCTAAAGCTACTACCTTTTCGGAAAAGCAAGTTGATTGCACATTAATAAATGAACAAAGATACAGAATAATTACATACTTCACTTGTATGTAAACCAACCTGTAAGTGCCGCAATTAGAGTTCCTAAGAAAACTAATACTGCAACCATTCCTTTACCTTTAGAAACAGTATTTTTTAATTCATTAACGTCTTTTCTAAGGTCTTTAATAGCTTCAATTAATGTTTTCATTCTTTCAGCACATAATTTTTCATGTGATGATAAACGAATACCAACCATTTCGTTTGCAAATTGCTTTGCTGAAATGGCTTTCTTTTTTCTAACCATTGATTATTTATTTTAAAATTATTACCTTGCTGTGGCACATATGCCAGAATTTGAAATTATTGGTTGTCCTATAGATAGGTAGATGTATGTTTTGCCAGTAGCATTATGTCTGCCTGTGCTATTCCTCATCTTCACTCCATTGGATAAAAAATCCATATCAACATCTGTAAATTGAGCGCCAGTTGAGTTAGGTGCTAAACCATTATCAGTAACATTGAATGTATCTCTTTTGTTATCAAATATGCACCAATCATCTCCAAGGTCTGTAATATTTTTACATAAAAACCAAGAAACTTTCTGTCCAGTATAGATAAAAGTTCCATCTGCTGACGAATTTCCTATGTAAGAACCTACTTTAAACATTTTTGAATTATTTTCTGCAAAGCAGTAAGCTATATAATCTCTAGTGCTATCGTGGTTTACATCTCCACTTGTTCCAATAGAAAAAACTGAACTTGTTGGTGTAGTATTGTTCCATCTTGTAGAACTTGTAGCTTGTGCATCAGTTGCATTAAGTGTTAAATATTTAGTATTACCTAAACTGGCATGGTAAACTTGC